GGCCAAGTAGGTTACTCATATGTAAACAACTCTATTGGCTCAGGAAGTTCTGGCGGCTCATCTTTTGGGTCTTTTGACTTTACTAATGGCGATGCCAACGCAGGTGGATTTCATCTAAAAGTGAATAATCCTTTTGTTGCCAAAGCGACCACTTTACATCTTGAATCTGCTCAACATAACTACGCAAACTACCGTCAAGGTATTCATTTAGTGGCTTCATCCTATGATTCTTTATTCTTTACAGTTACAGGAACAGTCTCAGGAAAGGTTTCAGCTTATGGCTACTCAAAGTAAAGTAATGGTTACAGATTACGATTTTTCAACAGGAGAAGCCATTGAGCGCGAGGCTACTGCTGAGGAATTGGCCAGTTTTGACGTTGTTAACAATGATGAAATGGCTCGTCGCGAAGCCGAAGCAGCCAAGGCTCAATCCAAGGCTGCACTCCTTGAGCGTCTAGGTATCACAGAAGATGAAGCGAAGCTCTTACTTGCATGAAACCAAGACTTTCTAAGTCTGCCATTCAGTTACGCGAGCAGATCGATGATGCATTCCCCGGTCGAGATCGAACTTCGGACGGCTGGATCGGCGATACAAGACACGCTGCGCGCAAGTCTGATCATAATCCAGATGCACAAGGATGGGTTCGTGCCATCGACATTGACCGCGACCTTGCAGGCAAAGGCAGGAAGCCCGATGTTATGCCTGACCTGGTCGATCAGATTCGACTCCTTGCAAAGTCTGGCGATAAGAGAATCAGTTACATCATCTTCGATGGCAAGATCGCCTCATCTAAGAAGGCTTGGGCTTGGCGTCCTTATGATGGGATCAATAAGCATAATCACCATGCGCATGTCAGCTTTACTACAAAGGGCGATGAAGACTCTACTTGGTTCAATATCCCGATGATAGGTGGTAAATAATGGAAGCAATTATCTATGCAACTCTTGGACTTATAGCGATCCCGGTGCTTCGTACTGCGATCAAGTCCTACCGCGCTAAGAAGGCCGTTGCCGATATCGTTGTCGATGCCATCGAGGCCGCAGTAGATACAGTGGAGAAGAAGTGAACACAACTGACTTCATCACGCTTTACTTTGCAAGCTTAGCCATCATCGGCGGCCTTGCAGGCTACGTCATTACTCACCTGCTATCAGAAATTAAACGACTTAATTCGCGTGTCGATGAGATTTATAACATCCTTCTGGATAGATAATTTTTGACATGGCAAAGAAGAAGGTTATCGATCTCGATACTTATTCACAGTTAGATGCATGGGCTATCAGCCTGCATGAGATGTATCGCGCATTGCGCCGTGCAGGCTTTGCAGTTGATTTATGCCTAGCGATCATTGCTGACCGAGACGCTTACCCTGATTGGATTCTGCCATCGATCCCCGACCGCGTGGATCGCATACCCTACGAGGATGATGACGACGAGGATTAAATGAAGCGCATAGTCATAGTGAGCGACCTACAGGTTCCGTTCCACGATCGACACGCAGTCAAGAATCTAGCCAGTTTTATCAGCAAGTTTAAGCCGCATGAAGTAGTGACAATAGGTGACGAAATTGATTTTAACACAATCAGCAAGTGGTCAGAGGGAACGCCAGAGGCATACGAACAGACTCTTGGAGATGATCGCGAGGAGGCTATTCAGGTTCTTTACGATCTCCAGGTGACGCAAATGATTCGTAGCAATCATACGGATCGCTTGTACACACAGATCATGCGCAAGATCCCTTCATTCCTTTCATTGCCAGAGTTGCGCTTTGAGAAGTTTATGCGCCTGGATGAACTAGGCATTACCTTCCATCGCAAGCCTTACAACATCGCTCCAGGCTGGATCGCAGTCCACGGCGACCATACGCCTATCAAATCTCAAGGTGGTCTATCAGCCCTAGAAGCAGCCCGTAGACACGGCAAGAGCGTGATCTCAGGACATACTCACAGAGCAGGCAGATCGTCCTTCTCAGAGGCCTCTGGAGGCCGTATAGGGCGTGTCCTGCATGGCGTAGAGGTTGGAAACCTTATGGACTTTAGCAAGGCCTCATACACAAAGGGATCGGCTAACTGGCAACAGGCGTTCGCCATCATGTACGTCGAGGGTAAGAACGTCCAGGTTGATCTAATCTACATCGAAAAAGATGGCACGTTTGTAGTCTCAGGCAAGCGCTATGGACGACCTAGATAACGAGCTTGATCGGGACATCGATGATCACATCGACACGTCAGAATTGTTACCGTTTCGTTATCTTAAATTCCTAAAATTCCCCCTTAGAACGTGAGACAGTTGAGCCATCAACGAAGGGCGTTGATAGAAAGGCTCCAAAATGTTCGATCCATCATTAGGCGACTTGGTTGCAATGATTGTCTTATCCGCACTATATTTTCATCTAGGCCGTATCGTCGGCATCCGCGTGGGTTATATCAAAGGCCGCAAGGCAGTCCGGGATTACTACGCGTCAAAAGAAAGGGTGAGAGTGTGAAAGCAAGTGAAGTCCTATTATCAGCTACTGACATCATTGGAGACCGAGGACGAATATATGGTCATCCTCGTATCAATCAGACTCGAATCGCATTACGACTCCAACAAATGCTTGAAGTACCAATCTCAGACCATCAAGCGTGTCTGGCAATGGTCGAAGTTAAACTTGCCAGATTACAAGAGACAGGAGATCACATTGACTCCTATATCGACGCGTGTGCTTACCTTGCACTAGCTTGCGAATTGATCACAGAAAAGGACGAGAAATATGTTTAATCTTGAAGATTACGAGACAGTAGAAGAACGACTAATAAAGTTTTGGAAGGAGCATCCAGATGGACAGATTCATACAAAGTTACTTGATTCAGCCGGTGGCCGTTTTATTGTTGAGGCTGCTATATATCGCACAGAGGCAGATGTTCGGCCTTGGACGACAGGGCTGGCGGAAGAGACTGTTCAGGGACGCGGCGTCAATGCGACAAGCGCGTTGGAAAATTGTGAGACTAGTGCTATCGGTCGAGCGCTTGCTAACGCAGGATATGCAACAAAAGGAAAGCGAGCGTCACGAGAGGAAATGGGCAAAGTCGTTGAGTCGAGTAAGGTAAAGGCTAAGATCGATGAAGTAAAGGCTAAGATGTCTGAGACTTCAGGCACTTATGTTCCAGTTGTAAAGGAGGACGATCCATGGACTATCAAGCCAGCGAGTATGCCGCCCACAATGGAGGAAGCCGTTGCGACGGTGAAAGAAATCATTGGAGGCCAGACCGAGAAGGACATCCCCCGGTGCCAACATGGCGACATGATCTGGAAGACGGGAACGACTAAGGCTGGTAAGCCATGGGGTCACTTCAAGTGTCCTTATGCCGTAACTGGTGAACTTACTCGATGCCCATCACCAAATGATGTGATCTGGTATGAGATTAGCAAAGAAGGCGCATGGCAACGACAGAAGGCGAGAGCATAATGGGACGTTTACAGTTCTTAAATCAAGATGGTGAGTGGGAGTCATTCCCAACCGAGGATGAGATTCATCGATCGAAAGAAGTCATAGCAATCCTTGAGGAATTCACATTCACGACAAGATGTTGCCTATGTAATGACGCAATACCTTACAAAGATATTAAAGTGAATCTGGCTAATAAGAGCTGGTCATGTTCTAAGTGTCACGCGGTCAATGGCCTCACAAAGCCGTAAATACCGGGGATTCTCTACCGAGCGTGTTGTCGCCCGTTACCTATCGGAGTGGTGGCCACATGCAGATATCGGCAGAGGGGCTGGAAAAGATATAACACGTGTCCCGTTCGACATGGAGGTTAAAGCTAGATCGGCGTTCCAGCCAAAAGCATGGATCGATCAGGTCACAAAGAGGGCAGCTAAAACTGGTGGGTTGCCTATCGTTACTTGTCGTCTTAACGGACAGGGAGAAGGTAGTCCCCAAGACTATCTGGCCTTTATGCGACTTGGTGATCTGGTCGGTCTATTGCTCAAAGCAGGTTACGGGGATTTCAGCGATGATCTTGCTAAACTAGAGCCCATGAGATGCAAGATGTGTGGCGCATGGGCGTTCACCGAAACGTGCAGAACATGTGAGGTCGATCCAGATGCCAACCTATGAATTCGAGTGCGATAACGAGCATTGTGAGTCCAATGCCAGGATCGAGAAGTGGATGTCAATCCATGAGCCACATGACCTCGAATGCCCGTTCTGTCATAGCTCGATGAGCAAGGTTTACTCAAGTGTAGGAGTGGCATTTAAGGGCACAGGATTCTATTCAACCGACAATCGCTAACGCGACACGCCTCTGAACAGGACTTTTATCAATGAACTTGACACGCATGGTACGCTCTCTGGCTAGAGCCCATCAAGGGCTCACCGCAGGCCGTTCACGGCAAGCCTGCGGGGTAGCCATCGCTATTGGGATATCTCTATCTATGGCCTTGCCCTTAGATGCACAGGCGAGTAACCAAGCAATTCGATACGTTAAAGACTTAGCAAAGTATCAATTAACTGATAAGCAAGAGGCATGTCATCATGAGATCATCTATAGAGAATCAAGATGGGATCATCGAGCAGTAGGCAACATAGGTGGTAAGAAGCAAGCCTATGGCCTATATCAGATGAAGGTTAAGAGCTTAAAGAATGGCTCAACAGTCAAGCAGTTCTGGATGTATTGGACTTATGTCATGCATCGTTATGGAGTAACACAGTATGATGAGCCTGACTATTGCAAGGCACTACATCATCTAAAGACTAAAGGTTGGCAATGAGTACCAAGCGCGGCGATCCAAGAGGGACTAGAGCTTATAAGGCTAGGCGCTTAGAGGTATTGCAACGCGATCAATGGACTTGCTTCTATTGTCAAATGCCAGCAACTACAGTCGATCATGTCATTCCCAT